GGACACTTTAGTGAGCAAAACCAGCGAAGCGAGGTTTTGAGCAACGCAACCATCACTTTAACGAATTAAAGCGCCCCGGAGGGCGCTCGGCGTTAGGCCGGTGTTAAACTAACATTATTACGAACACCATTTTTAAATACAATCCAGCTTGCAGCTGTTTCAATATTAACAGTAATAGTATTCGAATTAATATAATAAGTAGTCTTATCCCCACCTACAATAGTTGGAAAATCTGCTAATTTACAGTCTATTAAGCCACTACTACCTGATTCACATCTCAAGTATGATTTTTGAGCAGATCCCGCAGTATTCCACGATAAATTGCCAACAAACATTTCGTTTAGGACGATACTTCCATTTATACCTCTTATACGGTATAACCCTTGAGTTATAGTTGGACTTAAAGCATAAACTCCTTGTACAGTAACGGCATTACATTGATCAATATAGACAATTTCGTTAACAGTACACCCCTCAGTGCCACAGTTCATAATTGAAAATCCATCACAGTCAATTACTCTGTAGGCACTACCAGTCTGATTTTTCCATACATCACAGGCACAATTTTGTATTGTTGTGTAGTGTGTATTTAAGAATACATAAGCATGCCCTGTTTGGGTACCACTTCCGCCTTGCACATAACAATTAGATAAATTAACAGTTGTGGCTATTCCAGCCGCTGTGATAACTTCTTGAAAACCAATGTTAAACCCGTGAAGTTTTGGCCCGTAAACATTAACATTATTAAAATCTAACAACCAAGCTCTAACCCCTATTACACCAGTTTTTTCAGGGTTTCCAATTCTCAAATTTGTTAATTTTACCTTAGAAACATCAGGCAAATAAATACCATAATCAACTAAAGCATCATTGGATGTTCCGCACATTAGTGTAAAGTTTTTTATTTCTATTGGAGTAGTCATAACCATTTCACTAACCCCAATTACTGCGCTTTTATTTAATGGAATACCATGTGAACTTGTTCCAGTGCCTATGGGTAAAACACCATTCGTATTATCAACATATAAATAAGGGGTAATGTCGCTATTTGAACATTCTTCACCAATTACAGATTTTTTAGTATAGAAACCTTTATTCATATAATATTTTCCAGCGGGGAAGTAAAAATATTTACCGTCTGTATTATTTACATAATTTATATAAGCTTCAAATTTTGGAGCACTTGTTGAAATTTGCTCCCCAGAACTTATTCCAAATTGCTGAGGCCTAACATCTTCATTAACAAATACAGCTATAGCATAAAGACCGTTATTTAATTCAAGAACGGTTCCAATTGCGGGAGTACCGACACTTGAAATAACATAATAGTTATGTCCCCCATCTCCAGAAGTAGTATAGCCTAAAGTATTGCACACCATGTTTTGTTTTAAATTGGCACTTAACATATCTGCTACTGTATTAAAAGTATTGGAAACGTATTTTGTTTTATCTATTAAATCATTTGTCTTATTAATATATTCCAATACTTCTTGACGATAAGCCTCAACCTGGGCGTTATAATTACCAGTTAAAGCCCAATACTTTTTATTACTAATATCAACACCAACAGGAACAAACGTCTTACTTGTGTAACTATTTCCTTCATGGATAACAATTGTTAAAGGTTCATACGTTTTTGCATTTGACCATTCAGCTGGATCTGCAAACAACGGAACATATCGGGCACCTGTATAAGTAATACCGCATTTTTGACCAGTAATCAAATCCGGACAAGGGTTGTTATTTCCGCATAAACTCATTTTATTCTCCTTACCATTTTAAAATTAAGTGACCATAGGTCTCTTTATCTTCATAATTAAAACCAGTATCAAACTGTAAGAACTCCCAAGATTCGGGAATACACGCAATAAAATAGCCATCATCGCTTAATCCAAATCCTACAAATTTTACAATCCTTGCAACTAAACATTGTAAGTTTTTATCAATCCAGTTAATAATGCTATCAAGATATAAACTCACATAATCCCCATTTTTAACTTTTTCGATTTCATTTTCAAGAAAAGCAACATCTTCTTTAAGCTGTGCAATATCAGCTGTATTAATCGTAACTTGACTTATTAAATCGTTCTGGCCGTCAATAACTTTGTTCAAATAATCAATGACCTTACACAATAATTCGTAATAGCTCAAACTATTATCATATACCAAAGGTATAACCTGCTGACACCATGCACGAAACCGATTTAATCTATCTGGAATCATTTTATTTCCTTTCTAATAAACATTCATAAATAAATCACTCAGAGCTTCAATTACCATCATATCAATGTTAATAAAACTGCTCCTTAATTTATTTATTAAATCTACATAATCACTACCGCTTGCTTTACCAAAAACATGTTTTGCATATTCATCAAGATTTGTTAAGTTATTTGTGGTATTAATATTGGAAGTTGTTTTACCATTATCAATAGTGGCATCATCAGCCCATGTATTAGATTTAATATCACCAATGCTCAACATTCCTTGAGGTGTAGCACTATGCACATTTGTAGCATCTTCTGTGCCTTCCCCGGTTGTGGTGCCTGTACTATTTCCTGTCGTTTTTTTAGTATAGACTTCTTGATAATCAATCGTATATAATGGATTAAATTCAATTAATTCGCTTTGATATAATTGATTATAGTAAGGCATAATCTCGTTCATGGTTCGATTCAAAAACCGATTAAATAAAGCAGCCGTCTCAAAACCAATTTCACGAAAGTAATAATGGTCGATGATCTTCTGATTAAGAGGGGTTCGATAAGCTTCATCAAAAATCGGGTAATCTTTTAAGCCAAAGTCCCAACCGGATTCAACAAGCCATCTGATTTGCGTTGTATACTTACTCATCTAATGGCTCTCCTTCCTCCCCATATTCTACCTCATCATCGAAATTAATGTCAAGGTATTCAGCTAATTCCTTATCGGTTCTTAATCGAACATCAACGTCCAGTCCCCATTTCTCGTTAATAAGTTCACATGCTTGCTTTCTTGTAGCCAAGCCTGTTTCAGTCATCATCGAGACTTGTTCATTATTAGCGTTCACTTCATCGGTAATCATTCTTTCTTTTTTATCCATATTACTATTTTTGATACCGAAGAAAGTCATGGCTTCATTCCATATTTCATGCTTATATTGAATAAGTTTATCCCCGACAAAAGGTGCGTCAGTTCTTAATACTGTGAACAATCCATCATCAAGTGTACTGTCACCAAAGATAAAAGGCTGGTTTCCGTCATACTGTTCATAAAGATTTTTCATTGTAAGACGCTGTTTTTCACTGGACTTAATGAGCACGGGTGTTTTCTGAGATTTAATGTTAACATCAAGCGTTCTTTCTACTTCAGCGAGTCTCAAAGCAAATAAACTCACAGTTTCATCAGTAGGAATTTCTGCGTAATTGTTACGAATGATCACACAATTATCCGCTTCATACTCTTCATGATAAGCGATGCTATAAGCCATCCACCTTACAGGCAATTCATAAATATTAAGCTCTCCAGCGGGCGTACACCTTAAGTTAAGAAAACCCAGCGTTTCATCTTCAACGAATATTGCACGACCATTAAAGTAAAGGACTTGTTCTAAAAAGCGTTCGTCACAACTATCTGGAAGATTGAGCCACTCAAACATGGTTGTGGCAATGAGTCGAAGTCGTTTATAATAGTCGGCTAATGTCTGAACATTTAAACTGTTCTTTTTAAATTGCGGGCTGAGTGTCGCATATAAACCAACAGGCAAGCCCATATTATTTTCAGTCAAATCAATTCTTTCTCCTTTCTAGCACCCAGTATCTGGTGGGGGTAAAGGCAAACAAGTACAGGTATCGGCATTGACGGGTAGATAATTAGCCGGGTCCATTGCCTCCCCATTTACACGTATTTCAAGGTGAACATGTCCGCCTTGTGTCTGCCCAGTAGTTCCAATATGACCAATAACTTCACCCTTTTGCACCTGTGTACCGACAGGCCACCCATCGGTCACCGGGCGGTGAGCATACATAAAAGACCAACCTTTATTTGTCATGACAGTAATGCTATTCCCCCAACCACCATTCATACCAGATTGCGTAACCGTTCCGGCTTCAATTGCCCATAAGTCCGTGCCGTTTGGCGCTTGAATATCCCATCCAGCGTGGAAAGCATAGAGACCAGTAACAGGATTTAAACGACAGCCAAATAAGTTTGTTGGGTCACAACTATCAAGTTTATATTGTGGAAGCGGTAAAGGCCACCCATCAGTTTGACCACCACCACCTCCACCGCCTTTAAGTGTTAACCCGAAAAGCATACCAATTAACAAAGCCGGACCAAAATCTTTACTATTAAATATATTAATCGAACTCACCTACCTTATTAGGATCTGTCCAGAATGTACAACCTTGATTAAGCATGCGCTTGATGGTGATCAAAGCGTCTGTTGGTATATTCCCCACAATGTTTGCATCACTGGTTTTACAGAAACAATAGGTTCTTGTTGTTCCAACAAAGTTGGGCACCTTTGTGATGTTATAGGCATACCCATAGCGTTTAAAATAATCTGTCAGGATTCTGCCATGTTGATCATTGATTGTCCATAGTTCTACCCAAACACCATCAGATTGATCATTTAATTCAAAGTTACCATTGCTTGCTCCACCGCTTACAGTAGGCGGCTGGTCTCTTACATCTTGCTTTTTAGCATTTTGACTATTGATCTGTTGAAACACACTGACGGCTGTGCTGGCTATTCCTCCAACAGCTGCACCAACCGGGCCACCCATCGCAAAACCTATTCCGGCAGCACCTACACCACCAATAATACTATTAGCAACCGCTACATCATTTTGAGTCTTAGAATTCATCAAGTAAGCACCATAGCGGTCATTTAGAACTGGGACAGAATTATTCGTGTTTGATATAACACTCATATCTTTATGAACGCCATAGCCTTGATAGTTATCACACCAATATCTCACTGTAACTGGAGAACCAAAACCGCTCACATAACTTATATGAGGACTTGAGACATATTCAGGTTTGAATACTTGTTGACTCCCCTTATGATTGGTAAGTTTAAAGAATGAATAGGGATAAGTATTTAATTTAGGGTCTGCAAATTCATTGGCTGTTATGCCACTTGCCGCACTTCCTCCATTAAGTTCTGGAATTCCACCATATAAACGGTGACAATGATATTCATCATCATAATAACTTTCTGTTCCATCAAAAGGCAGTCTAAATATTTCAATGATGGCATTTGCAAAACGTGCGGCACGTTCAGTAACAGTCTCTTTAACTTCATTGTATTTAGATAATGCAGTAAACCAACCAGCCCCAGTAGCAGCAGCAGGATTAAATGCAACTAATAAGGAGTTGAGTACCTGGGATACTTTACCTAAATCACTTGCCCAATTATCGTCCCCCTCAACCGGATTTGTATAGGTTAAAGGATTATCAAGAATTTGTTTTTCTTCTGTCGTGGCGGGCATGGCTAAGACGTTGCGAAAATTATCATCAAACTGGTAATAGTGAACAGCCTGTGGTGCTCTGCCCATAGCAGACGGGGGTGTTTTATCCCACCATTTAGACTTCATGATGTCCATAACTGTTTCAGTCATACATACAACATAGTTAGCTCCGGCGGTATCCCACAAGTGAGTCTGCTGTCGGAGTACATACTCATTCCCAAAGTCCAGACCTTCTTCTACACTGATACTCTGTGTTACATCCCCATGCTCACGCTCGACAAAACATTCTTTTACTTGAGATTGCCACATGAATGTATTCCAGTAGTCTGTTTCAATGACCAGTTCTGTCGAATTATCTGAACGCCATCTTATATCGGTTATAAAGGCGAAGTGCCATCTTACCCCTGTAAAATTGGTGTTTTGATACATTACATAGTTGACATCATACCAGTTTTCAATATTGCCATTAACCCGTATAATATTCTGAGGTTTAATAAAGGAATAATCGCTGACACTTCTAACCGTTGCTGAGCGAAAATAAGCGAGTTGGGCGGCTTGATCAGCAAACAATAATTCATTTTGATAGCTGTTATCAATTTTTACATAACAAAAGTTGATTACTCCCTGTGGAGTAAAAGCCATTTTAATCACTTCCTTTCTAAGAAGTTGCCCCGCCAATTAAATGGAACGGGGCTATATTTAAAAGGAGGACAAATTAAGATTGTGGTACAGTAACCACAGCCGAACCAACTTTAGATGTGTCAAAAATGGACGTTGCTTTGACAGTAAGACTTGCGGCTGTCTCACCTGAAGCCACCACTAATTTACCATTAGCGTCAACCGTTGTTCCGGCCACGCCGCCTTCTACAGACCATGTAACACCCTTATTTGCTCCACCAACGGCTACTACTTCAGCAGTAAATTGTGTATTACCGCCTTTGTTTACTGTAGCGGTATCAGGGGCAACAGTAACAGAAGTAATAGAAGGTGTCGGCGCATTGGCTACAATGGCCACCGCATTAACAAATGGACTTAAAGAATAAGTCTGGAATACCGTTAACCAGAAGTTCCAGTTTAATGTTTTAGCGTTCCAGAAATCCGTCATTTCAAAGAGGTTATCAAAGATCATTGGTAAATCTTTATCCATGACAATGGCCTGAATGTTTTCATTTGGGAATGAGTCCACAGTGATAATATTCCCCATGAATTCTGCTTTTTCCATATTGAAAGCAACGGCTAATACATCAAGGTCAATATAGTTCATAATGTCCGCACGAATCAGAACGATAATATCTTCAGGATTGGTGAAGGTAACAATGGGTTCCCCAACCGCTCCCTGTAAATTGGAATAGTTATTATACTTAGTAGAAGGGAAACCAAAAGAAGATACAAGGTTCTTAATCTGTCCGGTTAAGGCACGGGCTGCCCCATCGGTTGTAATATCGGCAGCAGCGGAAGGTTGAACAACAATGGTATTATTATCAACCGCACTGGAGAATGTTTCTTTCATTAAGGTAAATTCATCAATATAGTTTCCATTATAAAGTGAATTTGTAATAGATGAAATCATCTCAGCGTGAGCGTCCCATGAAACAAAAGCACCTCTTAACAGAATCATGTCGATGGTGACAGGATACTGATCTTCACGATTGCGCTGGTGGTAAGCCACTTTAGTATCTGGGTTGGTTCTTCTCAAAATACCCGGCATGTCATTTGCATCAAAGGCTTGCGCTTTGGCTGGATTGGTATAAATCTCCTGAACCATGGTACCCAGTCTGAAGTTGCCTTTCTTCAGAGGTGCTAATGGGTTTCGGTAAATCTTATTACGCACCCATGTAAAGGCAATCCGGTTAATTAAGATATTTAAATACTCGTTGGCGAACTCTTTAAAGGTAAGAATTGGGTTCCCAACATCAATAATATTGGCACGTGTCGCAAGAGGAACAGCGTTCTGAAAATCTTCAGAGGCTTGCGCTCTTACAGCGTTAAAGGTTTCAACTGTTTTATCTACTCTATCTGCTGGCATTAAAATAAATTTCCTTTCTCATCAAATAATGAATCAAGATCATATGTTTCACCCTCTTTAGCAGGTTCTGCATAATCTTCATCTTTAGGCATTCCAATACGTTTTAAAAGCTCACCATTGCGTTCTCTTACTTTAGAAGTAAGGCGGCGCTGATCATCAAGTTCCGCACTGTAACGGTCACGTTCTGCAATGGCTTCATCACGTTCACGGTAAAGACGGTCACGCTCTTCTTTTAGTTCGTCAATATCGACCGTAGCGTCTACACGTTCCTCACCGTATTTCTGGTAAGCCTCCCAAAATTCCTCTCGACCACGTTCAGATTCGTCATCGTCTTTTGCCATACGCACACGATCTAACATGGTATCAAATTCTTCTCTTGTCAAACTTAATCTCCTTTCTATACTTGTACATGTGTATATCCATTCCCGGCATAGGAACCAATATCAAAACCCGCATCTAAAGCCATGGTATGTACTTCATCAGGACTGTAACCCGGAATAACAACATCAGCGGCTCGACCAATACGATGATTGGAATAAGGGACTGAACCCGGCAAGCTGTCATTAAAAGTCTGACAACGGACACCGCTGTTAATGGTGATCGGGGAATCCGCACGAACTCTCAGGGCTTCCAGTTTTTCTAAAAGCTCACGGGCTGGAAGAGTCGGCCAATGTAAGCACCATTCATCGTGATAAGGGTATTCATCATCTCCAGGACAAAGCCCGCACCCAAACTCCTTCGAGTTAAAATGCGTGGAGAGATCAAGACCATTGTCTAAAATAGAAATCGCCTGTGCTTGACACTGATCACCCCAGACCCCAGAATCTACGACCATGTTATGATCCGCTTCAAATTTTTGAATTGCCCGGCGTGGCGGAGTATCTGCGTCAAAAGCACCTAATGGGGTATTAATATCTTCCCCTTCAAGATCATATCCCGCATAATAAAGAAATACCTTAATGTCATTATCTTCCCATAATTGCATATTATTCACCTCCTTTCTTACAATCGTCTGCCATGGTATCAAGTTTTTCAACCACTTTAATAAGAGTGGTCTGAACATCGGTCATGGCTTTTGTAAATTCTTTCATGGTGGTATTGTTGAAATACATAAAATAAGCGACACACGCAACGGCAACCCCGTTGTTAACCAGAATATTTACTAAGTCTTGCACACTCATACTCCTTACCTCGTTTCTTTTAATTATATCATGAAAGCTTAAGAAAGTAAATTTTATGCAGATTTTTGAGGTAAAGGTCTTGACAAAGTTCAAATAAAGGGTTATAATAAGTACATAAAATTAAATAATAAATAATAAAGATGAGGTTAACAAAATGAATGAAGAATATTTAAACGGATTACAGGATGCATCAATTGATGTTTTGCAAATGGGTAGTGTGTTTGTAGAAGGGGTAATTAATGAATTGAAAGAATCATCTTATAGCGATGGGTATTTAAAAGGTTACAATCTAATGTTAGAACGCGGGAAAATATTATAACCCTCTGACGAGTCTTTGAAAATTAAGACGAAACACCCGAATGGGTGTCAGGGTATGAAAAAATTTAAAAATTAAATCGGTTTGTGAACGTAATGATTAAAGGTTATTACATACCCGTAACCGTGAAAAGACTGTAAATTAAGTAAAAGAAAGAGAGGTCACATAAGTATTACATGCAGTCTTTTCTAAACTTTGTATATTAAGGAGAACAAAATGGAAGTTTACAATTTTATTCAAGTTATGCAAGAAGTTATGTTAACAATCGCAGTTATTGGGGTTGCATGGTTAATCCCTGAATTTTCAAAATTAAAGAAGAGTAAATAATGGTTAAGAATATTACAAGAACACTGAAAACAACTGAAATTATGTCTAAGAAAATTAGATATGAAGATGGCAATCTTTTAGAGATGGAAATGCCTATGCAGTGCACTATAGGTCACCTTACAATGGAACAAGCATTAAAGCATTTAAATAAATCTCTTATGCTGGAAAGAGGAGAAGCCTTTTTAATTACAGACTTACATTATGAAGAGGATACTTACAGTGTTCCAGTAGATGATTTCATTGCAATGGCAAATATTATTAAAGTAAGAGAAGCACAGGAGGCTGAATAAATATGAATGGTGTAGAAGTAATTAAAACAAGTTTGGTTGATGATGGTTCAAGAGGGTCAAAGGCATTAATTTATAATGCTACCATGGGAAATAATCAAAGTTTAAAAGATTTAGTCGGTGAAACTTTAGCCGTTACGGAATTCTGCTTATTTAATAAGGAAATTAAAGACAGTGATACAGGCGAAATTATCCCGACTGAAATTATTACACTGATTACAGATCAGGGCGCAATTACAACCAATAGTAAGACCGTGATCAAAAGCTTTGAAAATATTTGTTCTGTCTTTGGCGAACCATCATGGAAAGATGACCCGCTCCCGATTAAAATTATCAGTGGTAAAACCAAAGAAAACAGAACTTACATGGATATTATGCCAGCGGTTTAATATCATCAAGATTACGCCCGGTTTATCCGGGCTATATCTATATAGAAAGGAGTTGAATTAACATAAGCAATGCAAATTTAACGCGCCGTGGCGTTTGTTATAATTTGGAAAAAAGCCCTTATAAAGCTGAGAGCACTCAACTTATATTTCATTTTTCAAGTATGTATTATAAAAAGAAATTCCTTGAAGAAGCCGTTCCTAAAATGCGGTTTATTCATAAGAGTTTAAGTGCTCGTTTTAACTATGATATTTACATGCATGAACTTTCTGTACTTATTGTATATAGGAAGATAGAAAAGAGGGGCTTTTATGTTATTATTAAAGAAACAGGAGAGGTGTTAACATGCCCCGAACAAGTAAAATTAAGTGGAGACAAAGTGATCAAGCAAAACTTGCAAAGACCATAAAAAATTTTAATTCACGAAGAAACAGTCTTTTAAAATCACACCCGGAACTTTTTGAATTAACACCAGAAAAACAAGTGATGAGTGATATTCTACCCGTCATTAAAGAGGGAACAAGAAATGACTTTAACAAGTTTATTAAATCTCTTGACCGTTTTAGGGGTGAAGCCATTAGAGAAGTTGTTGAATTTGAAAGCGGTCTTAAGCTTACCAAGTATCAAGTTCAAGAGAATCGGTATAAACTCAATGCTATTAACGCCAATCGTAGAAATGAACTAAAAAAGATATTAGAAAATAACCCCCGTATGGTCAACGAAGATTTAAGTACGCAAGGAGGTATTGACATTGATCAGTATTTACCCAAGAAAGTAAATTATGACCGTATTAAGCCGGGGAAAGAATATGAAAAAATGGTTGAGAGCTTAAAGAAGCAGTCAACAGAACGTTATAGTGTTGAAAAGTCTCTGAGGTATAAAGAAGCTTATCTAAGCTCAATTCTAAATCACTTAACCGGACCAAATGGAGAAATGAGTGGCCAAGTAAATGCCTTATTTAATTTTGTAGCAGAACTCCCGGAGGATTTTGTTATGTTCAATTACTTCGATGACCCGATTCTTAATATCCAATTTACCAGTGACCCGCTCCCGGCTGATACCATTGCATCAAATGCTTTAAGCCGTTGGGAAGAAGCCTATGCGATTTACAGCGGACTTTGAGACAACCACTGACCCTGAAGATTGCCGTGTCTGGGCTTATGGCATTTGTTCAATTGATGAGCCAGACGATATTTTTCTTTATGGTAATAACTTAGACGATTTTATGCTTTTTTGTCAAGATACAGACAATTATACATTATACTTTCATAACTTAAAGTTTGATGGTGAGTTTATTTTATCATGGTTGTTTAATCATGGGTATAAGCATATTATTGATAAGGAAGATAAAGCCCCTCATACATTTGAAACGTTAATAAGCGACAGTGGTTTATTTTATTCCATGACCATTTACTTTGATTATCAGCATAATGGGAAGATTGTTAACAAGGTTACGATTTATGACTCGCTCAAGATATTACCTTTTTCTGTTGATAAGATTGCTAAAGGCTGGGGTATTCCTGAACAAAAACTTGAAATTGATTATAAAGAATATCGTGAAGTTGGTCACGAGTTAACCCCTGAAGAAGTCGCTTATTTGAAGAATGATGTTGTTATTGTGGCTAAAGCTTTAAAGATGTTATTTGATCAGAATCTCGACAGAATGACACAAGGTTCTAATGCTTTATACCATTATAAAAATACAGTAGGAAAGACAAAATTTGAAAAGTGGTTTCCTATTCCTGATTATGACAGACAGGTAAGAAAAAGTTACCGTGGAGGGTTTACATATTTAAAACCAGAATATGCAGATATGGGTATCGGTAAAACCATTGTACTTGATGTGAATAGCCTGTATCCATCGGTAATGTACTTTAATAAAATGCCGTATGGTGAGGGAGTGTTCTTTAATGGGAAGTATCGTAATGACAGTGTATATGATTTGTATGTCCAGAAAATAAGATGTCAATTTGAGTTAAAGAAAGATCATATCCCCACAATCCAATTAAAAAATAATAGTGCTTTTATGCCCAATGAGTATTTAGTGGATAGTGCTGGGGAAGATATTGTTATGACTTTAACAAGCACAGATCTGGCTTTATTCCTTGATCACTATAATGTCTATAACCCTGAGTGGTTAGACGGCTGGAAGTTTAAGAGCACAATCGGGTTATTTAAAGATTATATTGATTACTGGATTAAAATTAAGATTGAAAGTACAATAAATGGTAACAAGCCAATGCGCCAACTGGCTAAGTTAATGCTTAATGCGTTATATGGAAAATTTGCTTTGAACCCCAATGTTAGAAGCAAGTATCCATACATGGATGAGGAAGGAGTGATCAAATATCGACTTGGACAAGAAGAACAAAGAAACCCTATTTATATACCCGTTGGAAGCTTCATCACGGCATGGGCAAGAAATAAAACGATTCGTAGCGCCCAAAATGTTTTTGACCGATTCATTTATGCTGATACTGACAGCTTGCACTTACTGGGAACTGAATTGCCAGATAAACTTGAAATATCGGATACTGAACTTGGAGCATGGGCTCATGAAGATACATTTGATAAATCAAGATACCTTAGACAAAAGACTTACATTGAAGCGAAAAGGATCGAGAAGAAAGGTAATAGTGGAATCTATGACAGAATTGATGGTGAAATGTACGAACTTAGTGTGACTTGTGCGGGTATGCCTGCTGGGTGTTATCCTTATGTGACGTGGGATAACTTTCACCCGGGGGAACGGTATGGTGGTAAGTTGCAACAAAAGCATGTGAAGGGCGGTATTTATTTTAAGGATATTGACTTTACGATAAAGAGGTAAAAGTGGAAAAATTATGTTAGATAATAGTGACAAGTTTATAATGTTATTGGCTGTTTTGGAAAATTTAGTTTTTATGTTTTGGGTGGCTCGAAAATGATTAAATTGAAACGTAAAAAGAAGACTTTAAAAGATGTGATAGTAGAACTTAATGAAATTAAATTTAAAGAATATGAAAATAGTTTAGTACGTAGTTGGATTGATTGTTTATGGGGAGATAAAGATGGCATGTAAAGGGCGGTATTTATTTTAAGGATATTGACTTTACAATTAAAAGATGATAAAATTACAGATAGGAAAGACTTAAAGTTTCATGCTTACTCTCATATGCGGATAGTCACACCTGAAGAGGGTGCCGCAATATGATACAGTGTTGACCTCATCTGTTTAAGCAAGCTTTATTGTTCTTTCCTTTTTAATTGAAAGAAGGTGTTTCGTTGGCGTGGTTTAATGGAGATTTTTTATACACACATAATGCGCTTATTAATATGGTGATCGGGCCTCGTGGTCATGGCAAAACGTACTGGGGTAAGTGTCGGGCGATACGCAACTTCATTAAAAAGGGTGAAGAATTTATTTACCTTAGAAGAAGAGTTACAGAAATTGACAAGGTCAAAAGCCAGTTGTTTGATGATGTGATAAGAAATGATGAATTCCCAGATCATGAAATTAGCTATACAAGAAGCGGTCAATATATGGTTGATGGTGAAATTGCAGGTTATCCTATTTGTTTGGGAAATCAGAACTATTTAAAAAGTATCAGTTTTGCGAATGTTACTATGCTTATTTTTGATGAATTTATTGTGGATGAAAGTAATCAGGAAAGGTACTTAAAGAATGAAGTAAATCGCTTGTTGAATCTTTATGACACAGTTGACCGTTATGAAGGACGTGTTAAAATGTTTTTGCTGGCCAATAGCTTAAGTTATGTTAATCCTTATACAGCATTTTGGAAATTGAGAAAGCCTGAACCCGGTGGTATTAGTAAGACGGCTGATAAGAATGTTTTAATTCATTTGGATTATGATTATGAATTTCTTGAGAAACAAAGAGCCACTAAATTTGGAAGTCTGATTGATGGCACTAAATATGGTGATTACTCACTTTATAATGAGTTTGTCAATGACAGTTTTGAATTCATTGAAAAGAAGTCTGGTAATTGTAATTACTATTTTGGTATGAAGTATCTTGATAAAGTCTATGGTGTTTGGGCTAATTATGCGAGTGGTATTATTTATGTGAGTGAAGATGTTCAGCCAACAAGTAATTTAATTTATAGTATTACTATGGATGATCACACGCCAAATACTTTGCTGATTAGCCGTAATAAGACAGTTGGGTTCTTTAAGGTCTTTATTGATAGTTTCTTACAAGGGCATATGCGGTTTGAAAGCATGGAAATTAAAAATGCTTGTTATGAGATTATTAGTATTTTGAAGGGGTATTGATATGAAAAAACTATTGAAGTTACTGAATGGGTGGAAGTGGAAGTATAACAATGAGTAAAAATTACATGCCTGAAATCGCCCGGATATTGGGCGTGGAGATTGGAGAAGAGTTTGATATTCTTGTTAATGAAGCGGAAATGCTCGTGCATGGCCCGTATAAAATTACAGATAACGCAATTGTTGATTACGTAGGGTGTAAGACCAAAAACTTACTTTATGGATTATTAACCGGAGAATACACCATCCAAAAACGCCCCTTGTAGAAACTAAATGTGAACTTGATAGATTTAAAGAGGAAAATCTAAGATTGTATTGTAGAAATAATAGCGCAAAAACTGTACAAGATTATATTAATTATAAAGAGGATTTATGATGGATTTAATTACAGGCGTATTTATCGGATTTGGTGTTGTTTATATGTGTTGGTTGTTTAAGGAGGCGTTAAGGTGATATGGTCTTTTATTACAGGTTTATCTGTTGGTGTATTTATAACTATGGGTTGCTTAACTTACTTAATAAATAGGTGGACTAAATGAAAATTTTATTTAAAATTTATCTCATTGAAAATATGGATGGTGATAATCTTGATATTTTAGACAACGCTATTATAGTGGCTTCTTGTTTAACAGAAGCTAAACAATTTATAAAAAAAGAATGGCCTGAACTTAAGGATATAGAAATAATAGAAATTAATCAAAGCTTTTTAAAAAGACTAAATAAGAATTTTCCTGGTGATAAAATTTTGTGTGAAAGTAGGGTTGAATTATGAATAGAGAAGCTAGTAAGAGAATTGAAGCTGTAAATCGTAACATGCAATTCATGAATGTAACAAAGAATGTTTATGAACTTGAGAAATTGCACAACCGCTCTGTTAATCATTTGTTCGATTTGGCTTCTATGAATGTTTATAAGGAAGATGAAATGGAAAAATTTCATAATGAATTGCATGAGTGTTATCGAAAGAATTTGAGGAGGTTGTAAGATGAACGCTCAAGAATTTCTTAATGTGTTAAATTGTTTAAATGAAATACTCGATTTACATGAATATAAAGTCTTAGTGTTTTATTCAGGTAATGAAAGTAATAACGGATTTTGTGTAAATACAAGTGAGAAAACAATAGAAATAACTGTTGTTGAGGAGGAATAAA